TACGTACCTATTATTTCAAAAGCTGTAAAGGTCATCGCTCGGTTTTGACCGAACCATTTATTTTTTGCAGCCCAGGTTTCCGCTTGAGGATCCGCAGGTTGTTCAGGTAGATATTGTGGTGTTTGTCTTGGTAATTTACCACCGTCAGATAATTTGACGTCTTCTTTGTTTTCTTTGGCTTGCTCCAATTTAGCATTATCAAATGCTAATGTCGCAATCCGTTTGTTAGCTTCGACTTGAGCTTTTGCATCTCCCGTTTCAATGGCACTGGCCAATTCTCGTTGCGCCGAGTCCATACCGGTTTTGATGTTCGTCTCGAATCGTTTCCAATAATCAGTGTCTATTTTTAAAAAATGTTTCTGATCACTTTGTCTTTGAGTCTCTAATGCTTGAGCATATTCGGTTGCAGAATCTCTTTGTCTTTCCGCTTCCCGCATCTTACGCGTAAGTTTAGAAATTCTAGATTGTACACCCTTACTGTAATCCTCAAGTTTAGTGTCCTCTTCTTTGATTTCTTTAACTTCTTCCTTCGGTTCTTCTTTAACTTCTTCTGGTTCCTGGTCCTTGATTACTTCTTTAACGGTTTCTTCCTTCTCGATTACGTCTTCTTTTTTCTCCTCGGGTAATGTCACATCGAATTCCGGTCCGGATGTATCGATGTCTACCTTTGAGTCCTCCTTCGTGATCTTATTTTCTTCTGGCATAGTTTCCTCCTTCTATGTTAGTATTTATGCAAGATATCCGTTGGATCCTTGACCGTTGCCAATATTTCATCTTCATTGAGCAACCGTACTTCCCCACCTTCAATTTCAATCCGTGAGCCTGCGTAACGGGCAAAGACTACCCAATCACCGACCTTGCACCACGGACCTTCAGGATAACGATCTTTATCGCTATAGCAACTTCCTCCCATTGCTAATACGTTTCCACATTGAGACGCCACTTGTTGACGTTCAATAGTTTCGCTTCCCAATAACACTCCCCCTTTAGTTTTTTCCTTCATTCTAAAAGGTAGAACTAAAATTCTCCAACCGGTTGGTCGGGGTAATTTAGTTGTTTCTTTGGTGATCTCTTTTACAGGTTCTGACTTGTATTTTTCTTGAAGAGCATTCCTATGCTTTGGGACTTCCTTTGGGAACTCCTTGGGAGTTTCCTGGCTTTTTAATGTCGATAATGGTTCCTTCACGTTGCTCCTTTTCATCAAGCAGGCTAGAGATTTCCTGTTTCACTGCTTCCAGTGCATTGATCTGACCTATTATATACTTGTAGGTTTCCATATTGTCAACCCCTCCTGATGTAACAGAGATAGCTAACGATTGAATACGTCGTTCTAAACCACGACGCAGTTTATAAACTAAGCTTTCGAGGTCCATTCAGGATCTACTTTCTTTCCATAATATTGTTTTAAACTTTCATTTGCAACTTTAACTCCACCTAATGTACCAGACATATAACTTCCAATATAAGGTTCGGTTACCCCTTTAGGGGTCATGAGTTTAGTCGTTTTAAATTTTGATTTGATTCGGGTTGCCATTAGGCTTTTCTTTTAGCAGCTATTTTCTTGAATGTTTTAGCTAAAGCTTTAGCTCTACCTGTACATCCTGGTTTTGTAATCGGTGTACATTTTCCTTTAGTTCCTCTTGCTTTAATTGATTTGTTAACTTTTTGAATCCATTTACAATCGCCACCTGCTTTAAGAGCTGCTCGGCCACCAAATTGAAGACCAACACGTCCACCTTTATTGTAGCCACGATTAAGTTCTCCGATAACTCTACTTTTTTCAGCTCTACGATTTGGGTTCATTCTTTCAGCGTCAAGACGACCTACTTCTTCTAGTAAGTTTGCTCGACCACCTATTTGACGACCTGTACGTCCGCCTTTATTAAGAACCGATAAATGAGGTTGGGATGCATGACCATGAGGTCCTCTTTCCCTCATGATGTCATAATTAATTCCCTTGCTTGTTAAACCGTATCCAGGCATTAAGCCTTCTTCCAGTCTTTTTTACGTTTGCCCCATTTTCCGTAAGACTCATCTACGCTTGCTTTCAGTTCTGCTGGCGTACGTTTCTTTTTAATACGCATTGCAACTGATTCAGCTTCTTTGTCAAGATAACCTTGTTTCTTGCTTCCCTTTGAATAAGGAAAACGTGGTTTGTAGGGTCTTGTTCCAAAATCATTTCTCATAATTTTTCTCCTTCTATTTTATTACACTAACTTCGAGGACCTTTCAAGGTCTTTACGTCTTTTCTTTTCATAACATCTGACCGCATTTTAGCCTTGTTAGACATCTCTTGTTTGATTAATGAAGTCTCAGCCCTCATCTCAGCTAAGTCTTCGTTCTGCTCTAGTTTTTGTTCTGTCAGGTCTCTAGCCTGCAATAACTTAGATCTATCTAAATTAATTCGTGCTTCTGTTTCTTGTTTCTTCCTAAAGTCATCCTGAGCTTTCAAGTCTAGTTCTTGAGCTTTCAACTTGATTAATGGATCACTATCCAACATGGATGTAATCGCTTTCTCTTGTGTCATAAACTCTTCCGTATATTCAGCAATTAAAACAGCCTTTCGAGCTTCCATTTTAATATTAAGCTGTTGCATTTGTTGTTGAGCTTCGGGACCCCCTAAGCCTTGAGCTTGCGCCTGTTTCATTTGCATAATCTGTTCCCCAAATTCTAATTCAACATGTTCCTGAGCCATTAAACTAATGTGTTCAAAAATATTCTTTTCTAAAGCTCCCATGATCGGTGGATTATTTCGTGCAAAATTAGTTGCCATAAAATTCATATGCGCCGTGATATGCGCTCGATGGTCCTGATTACGATAAGCTTGAAAAGGTTTCTGTGCCATGGCATCAATATGCTCCAACGCCGGATCTTTTGGCACTGGTGGAGGCGGAGGAGGTAAAAGTTGATCGATGTTTTTAATTCCTAAAGCAGTATACATATTTCTGTAAGAAGCATAAAGATTATGAAGTTGGGGGTTTGACATTGCCATTTGTAATTCAGTTTGAGCTAACGTCACTCTTTGAGTCATTGAAAAAATATTAGGATCCGCTACAGGAATAATATCAATCCTATCATCAAAATCCATTTGTTTAATCATTCTTTGTCCACCCACTACATCGTAAGGATATTCCGCAGGTAGATATTGTGAAAAAATAGTAGCTAATAATTTAAATTCTTGTTTAAGACCATTGTATAATCTTTTATGAATTGCACTCATGACTCTTGAACCTCTTTCCAAAAGAGCGACGGTCGTACCAACAGCAGCATTTTGATTTCCATCTCCCACTTGCATATCTGCAATCGAAGCAAATCTTTGTCCTGCTTGAACAACAATACCCATTAATTGTAAAAGTGTCTGCGAAGGTTCTTTATAAGGAAGAGGAAAGAAAGCTTCTTTCAAACTTCCACCGGGTGCATCCACATCTCTAAACTCTCCAGGCTGTAAAGGTTGAGCATCGTCTCTAACCCGTATGCCCTCATCTTAAATCCTGCAGGAAGATTGGATAACGTTCCTGCATCCAGTAATTGGCGGAGAGCGACCGTTGCCGTTCTGCTCAAACCGCCAATCATGTGTATAAGTCCAAAACCGTAGAATCCTAATCCTGGCAGGAATTTAAAATGGACAAAGTATTGGACTTTTTTCTTGAGTGGGTCGTTAGGTTGATAATTTCTTCGAATAGATAAAATTTTTCTAGCTCCTGCTTCAAGGGTCACAATATAAGGAAGTTTAATTCCTGAAGGCTCATTAGTTTCTTGATTCATATCTTCAAATCCTTCTAGATCTAAATTAATATGAGATTCTAAAACAGTATAAGTCGTATCTCCCGCCGTCGAGCTGTAAGTTTTTCTAGTTCCTTCCAGTTTACGTTCTTCTTCATGAACACGGTCTTCAGTAAAGTTAGGTCGACCTAATTCAATATCAGAATAGAATCCGGAAACTTGTGCTTTACGAATATCATTTTCCGACATGTACATTCTTTGAAAGATTGCTTCTGCATCTTCCAAAGAAGTTGCAGCATAAGGAACGATCAAATCATCGGCTTGCACGAATTTAGAAACGGCTCGGCCAATCATCTCATCGTAATAAACTTTTTTAAAAGAGGAACCTGCGAGTGGCAGGTAAAATAGCATCTGATCAAACTCGGCTTCATACTCAGGCATTTCATTCATGATTTGATAATTCATGTAATCTTTAACCCGCATCCCTTGATCTTCTTTTTCACGAGTTGCCATTCCTAAAATTTGAGTTCGTACTGGTCCGTCTGAGGGTAATAATTCTTTATAAGCTGTTGCTTGAAATTGTGTGACTGCTTCCGCGAGTACCGGATGCGTTGCACCCGAAGCTCCTTGAAATGGTTGAGATCGATTAACGTATTTGAATCCTAAAAGATCCAACCCTTGAGTGTAAGTTTGTTCCCAGTCTTTTCTTGAATTTTTATAATCTTCGTAATTTTGATAAAGCTCAGAAGCAAGTCGATTAATAACTTCATCAGGAAGTAAGTCAGCTAAATTTGTAAAATGATCATCGCTTCCTGCCGGGGAAGCTTTTCCAGGTTCAAAATCTATATCCGCGCTACCATCTTCGTTTCGCGTGATT